GTCCCAGGAGTCGGCCATTTCGCCCGCCCTCACCACGCAGCAGTCCTTGGCGATGATGTTTCCGCAGAAGATGACCAGTGTAGGTTCGGAAATGGAACGTGTGGGGTACAGCGCATTTTCCCACCAGTCCCAGCGCTTCTGGATGATGTCCGGATTCTTGGTGTCCTCGTCCGTATCAAAGTCATCGACCAGCAGCACGTCAGGACGTATGGCCTCGTTACGCGAACCACGCGGCGACTGCCCGGCACCCAGTGCCCGGAACGAAACCTTCCCTTTGGTGGTGAATTCGTCCTCCGTCCATGAACCCGGCATTTCCTGTTTGCCGTAGTATGCCATGATGCGCCCGTTGGCTTCGAGATTTGCCCGGTAGGGATCGAGCAGGCGCACCGCATTGTCCTTGCTGTTGGAGGTCAGTATAACATTCTTTTTGCGTCCGGTAAGCGTGAGATACATGACGATGAACATGGTGACTGTGGATTTGGCCAGCTCACGGCTCCAGGACAGAACCTCGAACCATTCATCGTGTGCAATGATCCGCCGGATAGCCTTTTTCTGGAAATCGGCGAATTCAGATTTGGCATAATTCGGGAAAAAGAACCTTATCCATTCTATAGGATGTTTCTCAAGATATTCCCGGTGTTTTTCCCGTTCGGCTGCCGTCATGTTCCGGTCGACTGGTGTAGCCCTTGCGATGTCTTCTTTGTACTTCTCCCAATCAAGTAGAGCGAGTCTGTCAGTCTGTTTCATTGTGTATCCCTTTATAATTTGTCTTTAATGTACGCATCGGCCAGCCGGGTGATTTCCTTTGCCTTTTCAAGGTCGGCCGCCCGTACCCAGTCGATGAGTCCGGTTAAAACACTGATGATGTCGGCAATGCCCACTTCCTGCTCCATGTTGCGTATGGCCGCCGACAGTTTTCCGAGGATGTCCGCCTCCTTGGATGAAGGGAACCGTTCCCCCTCGGGCCGTTCGGCGATGGCCTTGTTTATTTCGGCCACTTGGCGGTAGAGGTTAGCCACCTGTTCCTGCCTTGTGAGCGTAAGCCCTACCTTCTGTTCCTCCCACTTCCCGGCCCGAACCCAATTGGATACGGACACCCGCGACACGCCCACACGGTCGGCAATTTCCTGCTGTGTGAGGTTTTCCTTGAGGTACAAAGTCTTTGCCCATTCCTTTTTCTGGGCATTCGTCAAATCTGCCATAAATCGTCCTTTTTAATTGTAAATCACGTTACAAAATTGCATCAAAAAGCGGTCTTTGTAAAAGGCTGCGCGCATGATGCCGGGTTGCAGCGGCATGATAACACCGGAAACCGGCATGATAAAAACGCGGTTTCCCCGTGCCATGGGAATGTCCTATTTTCGCACCATCGAAACGCGGGGAAACCGCAGGTAAAGACATGACGATGAGCAGATTTTTCAATATTACAACAAGCGATGACGGTATCAGCACGATATTCCTGTACGGGGACATCGGGGACTATACCGAGGTGCAAAGCGGGCGCATAGCACAGGAACTGATGGAAGCCGAGCGGGTGAGCCGGCGCATCCATATACGCATAAACAGCAACGGCGGGGAAGTGTACAGCGGTATTGCGATATTCAACGCCCTGCGCCAGAGCAAGGCCGACATCCGCATCTATGTGGATGGCATAGCCGCCAGCATGGCCAGTGTGATAGCCCTTTGCGGCAAGCCGGTGGAGATGAGCCGGTATGCCCGGCTGATGCTGCACAGTGTGAGCGGCGGATGCTACGGCAACAAACAGGACCTGCAGCGGTGCATGGAAGAGATAGAAAGTCTGGAAAGCAGCCTGAGTGAGATTTACTCCGAACGTCTGGGACTGGACCCGGACACGATCAGGCAAACCTATTTTGACGGTGAAGACCACTGGCTGACCGCACAGGAAGCTTTGGACCTTGGTTTCATAGACGGCATCTATGATGCAGACCCCGTGCCGGAGGACAGCACACCGGCACAGATATATACTTTATTCAATAACCGGCTCGTTGAGCCACAAAAAAACAGAGAAGACATGAATCTGGAAGATGTAAAGAAACGCCCGCGCTTCAAGGACTGCGCGAGTGATGCGGATGTGTTCCGCATGATGGACCAGCTGGAGGAAGAGGCGGGAAAGGTTCCCGGCCTCACGCGGGAGAACACCGACCTGAAAGCAAAGGTGAAGACCTACGAGGACAAGGCCGCTGCCGATGACATTGCCGCCCGCAAGCAGTTGCTTGACGCGGCAGAGAAGGACGGCCGCATCGATGCAACCACCCGACCCATCTACGAAAACCTTTTGGCCAATGACCGTGAGAACGGCGAAAAGGCCCTGGCCCAACTGCCGGTGAAGCGCCGTGTGATGGAAGACCTGCACCTGGAACCGGACGGTGAAGAAAGCCCCTGGAACAGGCGTATGCGTGAAATCAAGGACAAACGTAAAAAGTGATTGAGATATGGCAATAATTGTAAGAAACACGAATTACAGCGGCGAGGTACTGGAGCAGTTGCTGACGCTTGCCGCAACGAGCAATGAGATTGTGGAAAAGGGGCTGATTATGGTGATTCCCGGTGTGGAAAAGAAAATCAGCCTTCCGCGCCTGAAGACCGGCAAGATGCTTCAGAAGCGCAAGGAGAACCCCGGTGTGGAGGATTCGAAAGGAAACTTCAACTACGACGAAAAGAGTCTTGATCCGGTGGACTTCATGGCCTTTACGGTATTTAACCCCCGCACGTTCGAGAACATCTGGCGCAAGTGGCAGCCGAAGGGCAACCTGGTATTCTCGGAACTTCCGCCCGAAGCGCAGAACGCCCTGCTTGCCGAGCTGGCCAAACAGGTGCAATTTGAACTGGGTGACCACTATGTGAACGGCGAATATGGGGATGATGACGACCACCTGTTTAACGGCATCCTGACCCAGATGGCCAAGGATACTGAGGTGATTGTGGTGGACAGCGCAGAATCGACCATGCTGGGCAGACTGAAAGCCATGCGTGCGAAGATTCCTGTAGCCATCCGCAACAACCCGGACCTCCGCATTCTGATGAGTGTGAACGACTTTGACAAGTATGACGACGAGCTGACCCAGCGCGAGGCCAAGAACACGAGCGAAACCGATGTGAACGCCCGTCGCTACAAGGGCATTACCATTGAGACGCTTGCTGCCTGGCCCGATGATCTGATTGTGTGCACCCTTTGTTCGCCCGATGCCGGCGGCAACCTGTTTGCGGCTGTGAACCTGCAGGACGATGAAGACGTGATTCAGATTGACAAGATTTCGAATGCCAGCGAACTGTACTTCTTCAAGATGCTGATGAAGGCCGATACGAACATTGCCTTCGGTGAAGAAGTGGTGGTGCTGGACAAGCGCAGCAACCCCGTGTTCAAGGCGAGCGAGAAGAAGATTTCGGTGGATCCATCGAGCGTGACCCTTGAGGCTACCGGTGGCAGTAAGGAAGTGACTGTGACCGCCAGCGGCGAATATGAGATTGGCAGTGCCCCTGCCGGCTTCAAGGTGGAAGCGGCGGATAACGGTGTGAAGATTTCGGCCGGTGCGAACAACGGCGAACAGAAGACCGGTACGCTGACCCTTACGCTCAATGCCGACCGCAGCAAGACGGCCAAAATCACCATCACCCAAAACCAGAAAGAATAAGATGGTATGGCAAAGTTGAAGTATCTGGTAATTCACTGTACGGCAACCCCGGAGGGGCGTGAGGTATCATCGACGGACATCCGGAAGTGGCACACTTCGCCCGTAAGCCAGGGCGGCAGAGGTTGGAAACAGGTGGGCTACACCGACCTGTTCCACCTGCAGGGCGGTGTAGAACGTCTGGTGAACAACAACGAGGATGCGCAGGTGGATCCCTGGGAAGTGACCAACGGAGCCAAGGGGTACAACAACGTGAGCCGCCACATTGTGTATGCCGGCGGTGTGGCCAAGGACGGCAAGACCCCGAAGGACACCCGCACCGGCTGCCAGAAAAAGGCCCTGGAGAAGTATGTGAAGGACTTCCACCGCAGATTCCCGGATGTGCGCATTGTGGGACACAACGAGCTGGCGGCCAAAGCCTGCCCCAGTTTCGATGTACAGAAATGGCTGAAAGAAATAGGTATTAACCAATAATAAAAAAAGCAATCAATGAAACGAATTATGCTGTTTATGATGCTGATGCTGGGAACAGTGTCGGCTGTGATGGCCCAAGGGGCCGATGTTCCGGCAACGGACTATGACACAATGATTGGCACCTTTGCCGGTTTCGTCGGCGGTGTGGTGGTGCTTACTGAAGGGTTGAAAGGTTTGTTTCCCAACATGAAAGGCTGGATAACGCAGCTGGTGAGCTGGTGTGTGGGCCTGGTGTGCGCGATGCTACTGTGGTGGCTTGATGCCGGGTTTGTGAGTGATGTGAGCTGGGACATTGCCTTGCTCTATGGTTTTGGTGCCTCACTTGTGGCCAATGGGGTAGCCGACACGGGACTGGTGCAATGGGTTATCGGACTATTCCGAAAGAAGCGCGAGGAAGCAGAATAAAAGGTTGACTGACTAAAAAACGGGTGGTATGGACTTTAGCGAGATCATGAACATTATTCTTAGCGGCGGCCTTGTGGGCACTGCAGCAGCCATCGGTTCCCTGCGTGCTACGGTGAGGAAAGCGAAAGCGGAAGCGATGAAAGCCGAAGCCGACGCAGAGGGTGTGCGTGTGGATAACGCAGAACATGCCACCCGCGTTTTGGTGAGCAATATTGTGGTACCCTTAAAAGAAGAACTGAATGCAACAAGAAAAGACCTGCAGGCCAACAAGCGCGAAATGGCGCGACTGCGCAAGGCCATTGACACTGCCAACAGTTGCCGCCATCATGATGACTGTCCTGTGCTTGGCGGGCTGCGCAAGCAGCAGGAAGAGCACGACGGTGGAGAAGACACAGACGGAATCGGCAAGCGCCGACAGCGCGAGCGGAAGCCGACGGGCGGGACTGGTGATGGCGGGGATACCGGCGAGTTCGGTGAAGCTGACTATACCGGCGGACAGCCTCCGTAAGCTTCCTGAAGGTGCCGTGTACCGTGGCAAGAGCGGACAGGCCAACCTGACCGTAGGCAGTGACGGCAAGGGAAACCTTGTGGCCGAAGCCTCGTGCGACAGTCTGCAGCAGCTGGTGCTGTGGTATGAAGAAGAGCTGACACGCATCCGGAGCGAGACCAGGAACGAAACTTCGAATGACGTTCAAACGGTAGAAAAACGCCCTCCGAACCGGATGCGGACGTTTATCACAGGTATATTGGCCGGCTTGTTGGCCGGTGTGTTATTAACCATCAAACTGAAAAAACGATGAACAAGAATTTTATGTACGGCCTCGGTGCCGTAAAATACAAGGATTTTGTAGTGGGTTATATCGAGAAAGGTTCGTTTGACCTGGGCAGGCAGAAGCCCGAGGCTGCGAAGATCGAGGCGGAACAGGTGCCAGGAGCCCCGGTGCTGATTATTCCTCAGAGCAACGGCAGCATCGCGCCCACATTCAACGTAATCCAGATGGACTACAAGAACCTGCATGCCTTGCTGGGCGGATCGCTGCACTACAAGAAAGAGGACAGCGAGAAGAAGACCCCCGTTGGCTGGACTGCCCCACAGGCCGCCATTCTGATGCAGGGACCGTGGGAACTCAGCCTGGTGTCCGGACAGAGCGTGCTGATACCGAACGGCACGCTGCTTTCCAATCTGGGCGGCAAGCTGACGCTTACGGAAACGGCCAAGATAGAATGCACCCTTGAGGTGGCTGTTCCGGAAGACGGTTCGCAGCCTTACGGCGTGTTCGATACGGAAGCAATACCGGACGAGTGGAAGCAGCACAAGCTGCCAGCAGCGGAAGCCGCGGCTGCAGCATCGCTCCAAAGCGAGGAGGGCTAACGCATGGCAGACCGGCTGGAACGACTGATAGAGATGGAGTGTGCGGACGCGCTGCTGGACAGCGGCGTGTCCGTTTCTCTTAAAAGGTGGAAGCTTCCGTGGCTGAAACGCCCGGTGGAGGTGCGTGTGACGATGAAGCGTCCGAGGCTGCGGGGTCAGATTCTGCTGGCGCGGGAATACCTGAAGATGGGTGTCAAACCCGACTGGCAACCGAAGGACAAGACCGAGGAACTGGCCTTTGTAGCGGAACACGGTAATGCCGTGAGCCGTCTGCTGGCCTATACGGTATGCCGGGGCTACGTGTCGCGGCACGTGGGTATCGGGGTGACGGCATGGGTGCTGCGGAACTTTGTGGAGTGGCGCTATCTGACGGCCATGTTCCGGACATTCGAGCGTCTGATGGGCACGAAGGATTTTATGCGTATTATCAGCTCGGCGGCGCGGGCGAACCCGATGACCCCGAGACTGAGCCGGGCAAGGATGGGGAGTTAAGAACCCGGTATGAGGGTTCCCATAGCCCTTTCGGCTTCGTGTGGCAGATAGCGAGTGCGACGGGCTGGAGTGTGGACTACATTCTGGACGGGGTGAATTACCAGACGCTGATACTGATGCTGAGCGACGCGCCGCGGTATGTGCGGAAAAAGCAAGGCGGCGGAAACGATGATTCCAGACCGGAACACAGCGCCGAGGATGAAGCGAACGATATAGTAGGATTTTTTCAAAGCAAACTGGAATGAGCAAACCTGTAGAAGTTGAATTTTTGATGAAGGACAAACTCACGCCCGGCATGAACAAGGCCGAGCGTGAGGCGCTGGAACTGCGTAATACCGTCAGACTGCTGGAGGCTGAACTGGAAAGGCTGCGCCTTGCCGGGGAGACGGCTGCCCCCAATCTGGACCAGAGTGCCAATATCGCGCAGATCCATGCACTGGAGAAGCAGCTTGAGGAATTGCGCGGCAAACTGAAACTGCTGCAGGAGGAATCGGAATCCGTGCAGGTCACCCCTGCAGACATGCCCAACGCGCAGCGCCAGTTCAACGGGCTTCACAACAGCATCCAGCAGATGGCGCGTGAAATGCCTTCTTTGGCCATGGGACCGCAGATGTTCTTTCTGGCCATATCCAACAACCTGCCGATTTTTACGGACGAACTGGCCCGTGCCCGCAAGGAATACGATGAGCTGCAGAAGTCAGGCAAGAAAGGCACACCGGTATGGAAACAGGTCCTGTCCTCGCTCTTTTCCTGGCAGACGGCCATGACCACCGGCATCATGCTGCTTGTGATGTACGGTGATGAAATCTGGGATTGGACGAAAAACCTGTTCAGTGCCAAAAAAGGCGTGGATGAATTCAACATATCACTCAAGGAAATGACCGAGATAGAGAAGGACGGCCGTGCCCAGATGGTGCGTACCCGCTTCGAACTGAAATCGGTCATCGACGAGATAAAGAACTTCACCGGCAGCAAGGAACAGGAAAAGGCGAAGGTAGAGGAACTGAACCGCAAGTACGGGGAATCTTTCGGGTATTATAAAACACTTTCCGAATGGTATGATACCCTTATCCAAAAGAGCGAGGACTATGTACAGGTCCTGCTGCACCAGGCCAATGTCCAGAACCTTGTAAAAAAAGCTGCAGAAGCCGATGAAGAGGTGAATAAAATCAAGGCGCAGAAACCGGAAGAGGCGGAAAGCGCCATGGGCTTTTTCGGGAAATGGGGACAATATATCATGCAGTCAAGCATGGCAGAATCCGGGCAGTTCTATGACGCACAGGCTGCCATTAAGAAACATGATCAGGAAGCTTATGATATACTGTTGAAAAATGCCGAAAACAAACGCGACGGTTATCTGAAAAAAGCGGAGGAAGAGGTAAGGAAAGCCGCAGAAGCAGCCAAAAAAGGAAATATCGGCGGACATACCGACCCCGAACAGTCCGGGAAGAATCCGGAAGCGGAAGCCAAGCAACGGCTTGCCACAGAGCGCAGGTTGGCGCAGGATCTTGCCGCCCTGCAGGCCGAGAACCGGAAGGAAGAGATAGACCGTATGCAAGCCGGTACCGAGAAGAAACTGGCACAAATCGAATATGACTATAACGCCCGGAAAGAAGAGATAAACCGGCAGGAAGCCGACTGGAAGCGTGAGAACAAGGAAGCCGGTCTTTCCACCGGAGATAACGGACTTACCCGGGAGCAACAGGATGAACTTGAAAAAGCCCGTGCCTCAAACACTGCGTCCCGGAAAAAAGCGGAGGCGGACGTGTACAGGGAAGAGGCGGAAGCCATGCGTGACTATCTGAAGGAATACGGGACCTTCCAACAGCAGAAACTGGCCATCGCTGAAGAATATGCCGAGAAAATCCGCAAGGCACAGTCCCAGGGCGAAAGGCTGACTTTGGAGAAGCAGCGTGATGCGGCTGTGCACAAAGTGGACATGGAAGCCCTTACCCAGAAGATAGACTGGGGAGCAGCGTTCGGGGATTTGACCGGTCTGCTTGCAGACCAGATGAAGAACCTGCTTGGCGAACTTAAACAGTATGTCAAGACGGATGAGTTCAAAAAAACGGGAGCCGCAGACCAGCAGGTTGTTTACGATGCCATCGAACGGATTCAAAGCATGCTCCCCGGTGGCAACGGGACATTGGATTTTGCCCGGCTGCAAACGCAGATGCACGCTTTGGGGGATGCCGTAACACGCGTGCAAAATGCGGAACTGCAGCAGGAAGCGGCATTCATTCGGTTAAAAGCGGCGCAGACCGATTACAACAAGGCTCTTGAAAGCGGTAACCAGGCAGAAATAGAACGTACCAAAATCGCTCTTCAAACGGCCCAATCGTCCAGCGTTTCAGCTGACGAAGAATACCTGAACGCCACCTCTGAAATGAAGGCGCTTGCCGGGGAGGTGAAAAGTGCCTCCCAGGACACGGTTGACGGGTTGAACATGGTATCCGACGGGTTGCACGGCTTTGCGAGCGGAACCTTGCAGGGATCATTTGAAGGAATCCAGAACATGCTTACCGGTCTTTCAAAACTGAATATCGGAGGCAAGGTCGGTGATGCCATCAGTCAGATGTCCGAGACCCTGTCAAGTGCCGGAGTCATCGGGCAGATCATATCGGCTATTCTCTCCATACTGGATTTGCTGAAAGACGGTATTGGCCCGATTATCTCATCATTGATAGACACCATTTTCAATGCGATAACCGGAATACTCGACAATATCCTCAGCGGAGACCTGTTCAAACAGATAGGCGGTTCCCTTGTGAAAGGTATCGGAGGACTGCTGAACACGGTGTCTTTCGGAGGTTTCAACAAACTGTTCGGCATCGGCGGGAACGCCAAGGAAGTGCAGGCGGCTATAGACCGTCTTACAGACCGGAACGAGAAACTGCAGACCTCCATTGAGGACCTGACCGATACCATCAAGGCAAGCAAGGGGACTAAATCGGTGGAAGCTTACCGGGATGCTTACAAATACCAGAAAGAGACGAATGCAAACTATCTGCAGATAGCGCAGGAACAGGCACGCTACAGCAAAAGCCACCACTCGTGGAACTACTACTGGGGTGGTTTCAGCCAGGCACAGATAGACAAACTGAGCGGACAGATTGGCCGCCAGTGGGACGGGAACCTGTGGAGCCTGAGCCCGGAGGAGATGAAGGCGCTGCGCAGCAATGTGGACATGTGGACGCAGATACAGAATACCGGTAAGGGCGGCTATGGCGGGCGACTGACCGAGAAGCTGGATGACTACATAGACCAGGCCGGCAAGCTGGAGGAACTGACCGACCAGCTGTATGAAGGGCTGACGGGCATTTCATTCGATGGTATGTACAGCAGCTTCATCGACAACCTGATGAACATGAAGTACGGTGCCAAGGATGCGGCGGAGGATATATCCGAGTACTTCATGCGGGCGATGCTGAGCAACAAGATCGGTGAGATGTACAGCGACAAACTGAAAGGCTGGTGGGAGAAGTTCGGCAAGGCCATGGAGGACAACGAACTGACCGAGGCGGAACGGAACGCGCTGATGGAAGAGTACATGCAGTATGTGGACGAAGCCCTTGCCCTGCGTGACAACCTGGCGGCAGCCACGGGCTACGACAAGACCGAAGCCGGCGGTACCAGCCAGAGTGCGAAAGCGGGCGGCTTTACGGCCATGACGCAGGACCAGGGGACGAAGCTGGAGGGCATGTTCACCAGCGGGTTGCAGCACTGGAGCAGCATGGATGACCGGCTGGAAAGCGTGGTGGAGAAGATGGACACGGCTGAAGGGCATCTGGCCCGGATAGCCGAGAACACCGGTGTGAGCGCCGGACACCTGGGCGAACTGAAGGAAGTGATAAAGAAAATGATACGTGACGGACTAAAAGTGAAGTGATATGGGCAATATACTGAGCGGACTGGTGCTGGTGAACGGCACGGACATCTGGACGGAATACGGCGTGTTCCTGGTGGAAGACCGGCGCGGGGGCATGGAGAACCTGACGGCCATCCTGACCCCGAGCAAGGCCAAGAAGGATACGGCTGTGGACATACGGGAAGAGCACGGGGAAAAATACAGCCCCGTGCTGACCCCACGGAATGAAGCGCGTGACGTGACGCTGCACTTTGCGCTGTACAACAAGACCCAGGCAGGCTGGATGAAGCAGTACTTTGCCTTTGTGAATTTCCTGAAGCAAGGGAAGGACGGCTGGCTGGAGATCCGTTTCCCCCAGCTGGATCTGCAGCTGCGGGTGAAGTATGCCGACTGTACGAAGTTCACCCCGCTGACCTACCTGTGGACGGAAGGTGTGCATGCCGGAAAGTTCCGGGTAAAGTTCCGGGAACCGAAACCGATTATATAACCATTCAGCAAGCTGATTGTCGGCTGCGCTCGGTCAAATCGAGCAAGCTCTTTGACACTCGCTTGCACGACAATTCAAACGCTATTAGAATATGCTTCTAACGATATATGATAAAGCCGGGAACAAGCGTGCGGATGTGGCCGTGAACGACAGCTCGACGCAAAGCAAGGAAGTGCAGGGAGACAATGTGCTTTCCCTGTCGTTCAGCTATTATGCCTTCCTGCCCCTGGACGTGAACGACTACACGGACTATCTGGGCGAACGGTACTGGCTGACGGAACGCTACACGCCGAAGCAGGTGAGCGAGGGTGAATGGGAGTATAACCTGAAGCTGTACGGTATCGAGAGCCTGATCAAGCGGTTCCTGGTGCTGGAAACGACGGACGGGGACACGAACCCCCTGTTCACCCTGACGGCCACGCCACGCGAGCATGTGGCGATGGTGGTGAAAGCCATCAATGACGGCATGGGCCACATTACCGACTGGAAGACGGGTACGGTGGAAGGTACGGAGCTGATCACGATAGACTACGAGGGGATGTACTGCGACGAAGCGCTGAAAGCCATTGCGGAAAAGGCAGGCGGCAAGGTGGAATGGTGGGTTGAGGGGCAGACTGTGAACGTGTGCCGCTGCGAACACGGGGAAGAAATCACCCTTGGCTATGGCAAGGGGCTGACCTCCCTGGAAAGAGATACGAGCAACACGGCCAAGTTCTATACGCGCCTGTTCCCGGTAGGCTCGACCCGCAACATCGATGCGGAGAAATACGGCAGCCCGCGTCTGATGCTTCCCGGCGGCAGGAAGTACATCGAGCAGGGCGTGGAGGAATACGGCATCTATGACCATTACGAGCAGGATGCCTTCAGCGGCATCTTCCCCCGTCGGGTTGGTACGGTAAGCTCGGTTCGCAGCGAGGAGGTGACGGACGATGAAGGAAACAAATTCACCGTCTATTATTTCCGGGACGGGGAACTGGACTTTGACCCCAACCAGTACGAGCTGGCCGGAGAAACCAAACGCGTGTCGTTCCAGACGGGCGACCTTGCCGGACAGGGAGAAAGCGATGACCACTACTTTGAGGTGAACTACGACAGCGCGGCACGTGAATTCGAACTGATCACCATCTGGCCCTACGATGACGACACCCAGCTGCCGGGCGGCAAGCTGGTGCCCCGAGCAGGCGACACCTATATCCTGTGGAATATCCGGATGCCTAATGAGTATTACCGGCTGGCCGAAGAGGAGTTTGCGGTTGCGGTGGACGAGTACAACCGGGACCACTGGCTGGACATTGCCGCCTACAAAGCCCCGACAGACCCGGTATACATCGGGGAGCACGGCATAGACCTGTTTGTGGGCAGACGGGTGAAGCTGGAGAGCCGGAAGTATTTCCCGGAAAAAGGCTACCGGCAGAGCCGTATCACTAAAATCAGCCGCAAGGTGAACGAACCCGGGCAGATGGACATCGAGATAAGCGATGCGCTGCAGGTGGGCAAGTTAGACAAGGTGACGGACAGCATCGGTGCGCTGAAAAACTATACGAAATCAAAGACGGAAGGCGCTGCCCTTCCGGACATCATACGAAGCTGGGACAAGACGCTGCCCACGGACAACAACCTGTTTTCCGCCCGGCGCAGCCAGAAAGAGTTCCTGAACAAGAACCAGCCGGACACAGCCAAAGAGTCCATCCGCTTCTTGAAGGGCGTGAGTTTTGGAGAGGATACCGGCGGCAAGCCCTGCGGCAGCGTGGACGGTGAGGGCAATGCCGAGTACCTGACCGCCGTAATCCGCGAACTGCTGCGCAGCACGGAGTTCGTGGACGGGCTGACCGGTGAGGGCTGGCAGCTGTGGATTGACCAGCTGACCGGACTGACGAACCTGACGGTGGACAAAGTGACTGCCCGGCAAAGCCTGGTGGCGCTGGAACTGCTGATCGAGAAGGCGCGCAGCGTGTGCGGCCAGCTGGTGGTGTCCGCTGCCAACGGCAAGATCAAGGACGTGGTGAAGCAGGGCGACAACTACCGCATCGTGTTTGAGCAGGAATCGGGTTTTGTGGCCCATGACCTGATGCGCTGTGCGGTTACAGGCGGAACAAAACTCAAATCCTACTGGGTGGAGGTGTCTTCTGTAATAGCCGATGGTGTGCTGGTTCCGGTAAGCGAGTTTGGCGGGGTGAAGCCGGAGGCTGGCGATGAGTGCGTGCTGATGGGCAACACCGAAAACCCGCTCCGGCAGAACCTTATATCCATTGCGGCCACGGAGGACGGGCAGCCCCGTATCGATATTCTGGACGGTGTGAAGGCCAAGAACTTCAACGGCTGCCTTCGTTGTCGGTTGGGTAAGCTGGACGGCATCAAGAGCAGTTCCTTCCCGGCAGACAACCAACCGAAGGGGAACGGCCTGTATGCCGACAACGTGTGGCTGAAGGGTACGTTCGTGTTGATGACCGGCGAGGACATCCTGACTCGGTTTGAAATAACCGAAGGCAAAATCCATTCGGCCGTGGAGAGCTTGCGCAAGGAAATACGCGAAGAACAGAGCTATCTGGACAACAGCAGTTTTGCCGACGGCATGGACAAATGGAAGACGGGCAGCAAGGCTACGCTGTTCACCCTGGGTGGACGCTGGATTTGGGCGAACGGCGGTCCTTACGGTACGAAGCCGGACGGGCATGCCGAGATACGGACCGACGGCAAGGTGCCTTATGCCTATATCCGGAACAGCTATATCATGCAGAAACTGGAGGACTTCCGGCTGGTACCGGAGTACCGGCAGACGAACAGCCAGGGCGAACGGGTGCCCGGCGTGGTGTATCTGTCTTTCAGCTACCGGGTTATCAAGGCCGGAAGGTTGAAAATAGAATTTGTGAACGCCGACAAGACCGGGTTTGAGAACTTCAACATGTTCGGCCATGAAGAGGACCTGCCCGTTGGCGGTGAGAAGATGTTCACGCTGGACGGACTTTGGAACGGCACTGGCGACTTCAAGCTGTCGTTTACGGGCGTGATTTACATTTCGCTGCTGGTGTTCAGCACCAACAAGGCGGATGCACTGGCCTATAAGTACCGGACGCTGTTTGAACAAAGCGACCGGCTGGTGAAGATTTCAGCGGCGGTGTTTGACAAGGACGGGGCTGCATTGAAAGAAACCGGGCTGGTGATCAAGCCGGAAGGTGCCGGGCTGTATGCCCAGGATGCCAGCGGAAAGGTGGCCCTTATCGGGGTCAGTGTGGAAGATACGGATGAATACGGCAAGCCCGTGAGCAAAATCAAGCTGACAGCCGACCACATACAGCTGGAGGGGCTTGTGACAGCCAACGGGAACTTCAAGATACTGGAGGACGGCAGCATTGAAGCCAAGAATGCCAAGATAAAGGGATATGTATATTCTGTATTTAAAGACATAGATTTGAGCGATGCGACTGCACTTGGAAATAATTCTACAACAAGAAACTATGAATACAGATTGAATACTAACCTGTATATAGATGCTACATTTCGTGGTGTTGTCTTGCCCGTTTCAGAAGAATATGAAGGAGCCAGGGTCTTGGTTATGGATTCGCATTTTTTGAAGACAAGGGTGTATACAGACCCTACGACAATCCGGACAGAGGATGGAAGCCCTATTGAAAGCGGCCTGTTCAGACAGAAATATGAAGGAGCAGGCAAACACTGGGATATTTATGCTGCGGACTTCCTGCAGATAGATTCAGGTACGATTGAACTAATCCTAAAGAACTGTGCTATACTGGACCCGAATACAGGAGCGGTTACATCCAGAAAGCTCAAATGGATACTGATAGGAAGCAGTTGTCAAACGCTTTCCTGGTCCACAGGGGGCACAATTTATTACTATAGATATAATACTTCAGCAGAATGATGAAAAGATTGAACTTCAAGGAATTCAGCATGCCGTCCGGGATCAGCCGTACAAACTGGCTGACGGTTGACGTGCGCGAGCAGGTGGCAGACCTGCTCTATACCCATGCCAACGGCATCAAGGCCCACCGGCTGGCCTTCAAGATACTGGACAGCACCGGGGAAGAGAAATACGGTGATGAAGAAGCCGGGCTGATAAAATCGGTGGTGGAGCAATACTGTCTGCCCTGTGTGATAGACGGACTGAATGAACTGCTGCAGGCAGGGAACAATAAAAACGAATGAGTATGGCAGAAATGACACAAGAAGAACTGGTTCAGGAAGTGCTGAACCAGGTACTCCAGAGTTCGACCGGCGTGGAGGACTTGGAGACCGTCACCTCGCTGAGCGGTGTGAAATCACTGCCCGGTGAGAAGGACGGCAAGATGGTGAACGTCCCCCTGGAACTGATAGGCAAGCCTGCAAACGATGCCGCCGCCCGTGCCGAGGCTGCCGCCAAGAAAGCGGAAGGAGCCGTAGCCGGACTGGAGGAAAAGACCCAGGCCGCGACAGAAGCGGCTACCAAGGCCAACGAAGCGGCAGCCAAGGCAGAAAATGCCGCTGCCAAGGTGGAACAGACTACGGCAGCAGCCGTCGGCGGAGCTACCGCACGCTTTTCCTCATGGATGGAAACAGGCAATGTCTTGCCTGACAAGAGTACCAAACCGGGCGGCAGCGTGGTGTATGTGGCGGATGCCGGGAAGTTCGCCTACCACATGGATTCCACCCTGTACGGGGACTGGGACGTGGCGGGTGTGCCTCCTGCCGGCATGTTTATGAATGCTGACCGGACAGCCATCCTGCCGGACAAGCTCTACCTGCTGGGCGATGCCGTATATACCGGAACGGGAGGCAGCCTGAGACTGCTGGCCTACCGGCATGAGGTGATGAGCGAGGAAGCTTACGAGGCACTGCAGGACAAGGATGCGAATACGCTGTATCTGATTTATGAGGAGGATTGACGATGATAACCATAGGCGGTAAGGAAATAACGGCTGCGTATGTGGGGAAACGTGCCCTGTCGGCTGTCTATGCCGGGGCAAGACTGGTATGGTCTGCGATAAGCAGCTGTTTCGGACTTGGATACTGGAAAGGCGACGAGCCGTGGAACGGATCGGACGCATGGAACGGTAGCAGTAAAACTGATAAATGAATGATTATTATAAAAGGACAGTATTATGGCAAAAAGGAAAATAAGCGGAATCATCAACGCGACTGAACATCCGATGAATCTTGAAACACCATGGAATCAGAAACAGCCGGACGGCACCTGGCATGCCTATGCAGGCGATGACATCGAAGCGTTCCTGAAGAAGGAACTGTCAAACCGTACCCCTACCGAGGAACTGGTGAGCGGCGAGACGAAACCTCCTACATCCGGAACGGTGTTCGATGCGATGGTGGGTACGGTGACGGACGTGGATGTGCAGGACAGCGAGGACGGCACCCAGTACGTGATGACCGTCAAGCAGAAGGACAACCAGGGCGGCGAGAGTTCGAAGGAAGTGCGCTTTTCCAAGTACACGGATGACGACAAGGTGGTGGTGAACATCGACCTGACGGACAGCGGCGGTGCGGGACTTCCCGCCTCGCAGTATCTGGCACTGGGCAGCGGCTTTGTGGTGAAATACTCCGTGGGTGTGGGTACTGCCGGTGGCGGTACGGTGGACGGCTACAGCGACCTGAAAGCCCGCGTAATCGTGAAACGCGGTTCGACCGTCATCAGTGAGTTCCGGGATGCGGAGTTTGTGGGCGTTACAGCCGGACAGAGCTATACCTTTGACGCTTCGCCCTACCTGAAGGATGCCACCGCCTATACCGTGCAGGTGGAAGCGCAGGCAACCTACCAGGGCGGCACGCTGATGAAGACGGCCACGGCCAAGGTGACCATGGTGGCCATGGAGCTGGAGACCACCTACTCGGTGGGCAACGGGCTGGCCGACGGGGGATATAAAAATGACGTGAACATCCCCTTTACTGCCAAGGGCACGAGCGGGGAGAAGAACATCTACTACCGCGTGAACGGCGGACAGGCCTTTACCCTCGGTCTTTCGGCCGGCAGCGGTGTGCAGCAGAAGAACGTGACCATCCCCCTGACACAGATGCAGGAGGGTACGAACGTGGTGGAAGCCTACGCGCAGCATGAGAACTCCGGTGTGGTGAGCCGGGTGCATTACATTACGCTGCTGAAGGCAGGCGGAGGTGTGACAGCGTATGCCGGCATGATGTTCAGCCACCGGGCAGCGGGGTTCCAGCGTGACTGGAAACACCCGGTGCTGGAGGCAGAGCAGTTCACGGCATGGAACTTCACGTATGCCGGCTATGACCGCGATGCGTACACGGCCCGTGTGAAAGTGACCGACCGGGGCAGCGTGGTGAAGGAAGACCTGCTGCAACGCGGTGAGACCGGCAGCTACGGACGGACGAACGTGAACGTGGAACCGCTGGACTATCGTGTGTCGTGCGGTGATGCCGTGCTTGAGGTGAAGGTGAACACCACATCGCACCCAGACATTGAAGCCACGCTGGCACCGGATGCCGTGTGTATGTTTGACGCCTTCGGACGAAGTAACACGGAAAACAACCCGGCAAGCTGGGTGAGCGGTGACAAGCGCATGGAGTTCCGGGACGTGCTGTGGAGCGTGAACGAATATGGTGCCGGTAGCGGCTGGCACAAGGACCGCCTGCTGCTGGCCGGCGGTGCAGGTATGACCCTGACCGCTGACGGCGGGTACCGCCCCTTCAACGAGGCGGACAAACCCGAAGGCTTCGCTATTCGTGATGTGGGCATGACACTTGAGATAGAATACAGCACGGCCAACGTGACGGACACGGATGCGGAGCTGATCACCTGCCTGGGGCAGCTGGACAACGGCAACCGGTACGGGCTGATTGTGACCCCGGAAGAGGCCAAGTTCCTGACCGGTGTGGTGACCGAGGCGATGGATGCCGGACAGGTGCTGCGCTATGAAGACTCGGTGGGTACCAAGTTCCAGCCGGGTACGAATATCCGCATTACCTACGTGTTCTATCCGAACGTGCAGACCAATGAACAGCGCACGCTGATCGGTTTCTATGTGAACGGTGAAGAGTCGGCTGCTTCCAAGTGGCTCGACAAGGTGAATTTTGACATCCAGAGCCAGCTGGAATTTAAGTCGGCAGGTGCCGACCTGAACGTGAAGAGCGTGCGCATCTATAACAAGGCGCTGACCTCGGACGAGGTGCTGAACAACTACATCGTGGACCGCAACCACCTGGAGGATGCCGACGGGGAACCGGGCGTGCGCTCGCTGGATGAGGACAACCGCGTGCTGAACGAGGGGGACACGGTGAGCATGGAGAAGCTGATGGGGCTGATGAAGAAGCGCCGGAACTCGATCCTGGTACTGATAGGCACGGGCAGCGTGGGCAGTGAGGTTCCGAGCGAGAGCGACACGCTGAACGTGGTGGATGCACTGGCCCAGCTGAACGACAAGAAGGCCAACAAGCTGGTAAGGGAGGTCCGTTTCTATAACGGAGAGGACAGGACGCTTGACTTTATCCTTACCAACGTATATGTCCGTATTCAGGGTACTTCTTCCGTGAACTATGCCAGAAAGAACTTCCGTTTCTACTTCCAGAAGACGGCAAGCGGCTGGACGGTTACATTGAGCTACGGGGAGATTGACGGAAACGGCAGGCAGAAGAATCCGGTGGTAACTACCGGCAAGAAGAATCTCTTCAAGTTGCGCAGGAACTCGGTAGGCGCGAAGCTGGCATGTTCCAAATGCGACTTCTCGGACTCGTCCATGACCACCAATACCGGAGGTGCGAAGCTTATCAATGACGGACTGAAAGAGATGGGGCTGCTTACGCCTGCCCAGCGTTACGCCAAAGACCATGGGCTGGAGGATGATTACCGTTCGGCCATCGACGGCCTGCCGTGCGACCTGTTCGTAGCGAAGAGTGCCGACGAAGACCTGACCTATTACGGCCAGTACAACATGAACAACGAGAAGAGTGACAGCTACCCCATCTTCGGGCAGGATGAGACCATCGGCGGCGAGAAATGGGGCGAGGGCGACACGCTGAACTATCTGGAAGCCGACGAGGAAGGACACAAGCAGTACCTGCCCGTCTGCTTCGAGACGCTGAACAACTCCAATCCGCTGTGCCTGTTCCACTGGTTGCCGAGTACCGAACCGGAGCATAAGGATTTCATGGATTACAACTTTGACGGAGGACTGGAGTTCAACCACCCGAAAGACACCTTCTGGACAGACGGCGGAGGGGATGCAGAGGAAGAACCGAATCTGGATGAGCATTTAGGCAAGGGTGACGTATATGACAAGATGTACAAGGCTACCGACCGCATGATGAGTTTTGTCTACCGGTGCGTGAAGGAAACGGCTGCGGGCAAGAATATGGTTTACAGTACGGAATCCCATTCGTTCGAGGGGGTGGACTATGAGGACGACGGCGACAAGTTCCCTACCGCCAAGTGGCAGAGCGATACGTTCAGGAAAGAGGCCGGGAAGTATTTCGACCTTCCCCACCTGATTGCCTACTATCTGTACGTGCAGTTCAACCTCGGTGTGGACCAGCTTGCGAAGAACATGCTTATCCGCACATGGGACGGTGTGAAATGGTCGATTGACTATTATGACGGCGACTGCCAGTTGGGTTCTGACAACAAGTCGTTCCTGACCGGGAAGTATGACGACAACCGCCAGACGAAGCGCGACGGGGCTTATGTGATGCAGGGTCATAACTCGTGGCTGTGGAACCTCATCGTGGCCAATTGCTGGGACATGATTGTGGAGATTATGGTGAGCGGATGGAACGGGGGCGCAAGCTTCATGAGTGCCTTCAGTATCCAGAAAGCCATAGACCATTTCGATACCGAACAGATGAAGAAGTGGTGCTCGCGCCTCTATAACAAGTCCGGCATCTTCAAATACATCTATCCGTTCCTGAACGAAATGCCGGTGGGTGCGGACGGAGCCAAACAGACCTATCCGCAAATCTACGGTCTGAAGGGTTCGTTGAAAGCACACCGAAACTACTTCATCCAACGCCGGTATGACCTGAAGCAGGTGGAGTACGGCTATGTATCCACGCTGGGTGCCCAGTTCTACCAGAGTACGGCATCGCTGGACAAGGCCTACACGCTGAAACCGATGCAGTACCGTCTGACCATTCCGTACCGTGTGCAGCTTTCCACCAGCAACGGCGTGCAGGCCGACAGCGGCGTGGTGGATGCGGACGTGCTCCACTCGTTGCAGCTGACCCGTGCCTTCGGTGAAAATGACCCGTTGAAGATCATCGGTGCGGCGAAAGTCAAGGAACTGGTTTGGCATGAGGATGCGTTCGCAATCGGCTTCAACTTCGGTCTGCTGACCTCACTGGTAAAACTCGACATGAGCGTGGAGAAAGCCAGCGGTTACCGGAATGGCTCGTTCATGGCTTCGACGAACGGCATGCTGCTTCTGGAAGAAGTGAACATGCGGAACAACCGGCTGGCCCGGAACGGGGACAACGGCAATGTGGCTACTTTGGACTTGAGCTGGCAGGGCCGCCTGAAGAAACTGGACGTGAGGGGTACGGGGCTGACCCGTGTGAAACTGGCCACCGGTGCGCCCGTTGTGCAGTTATGCCTGCCGGACACGATTGAGGAACTGTTCCTGGAATATCTGACCAAGCTGTCCGACAGTGGCCTGATACTGGAAGGCATCAATAATGTGCGGGGCTACCGCTACACCAACTGCCCCGGCATCGACGGGTTCGCTATGCTGGAACGCCTGCACCAGGCCAGACTGAACGGCAGCGGCAAGCTGGAACGCTTCGTGCTGGAGATAGACCGGGAAGACGACGGAACCCTGCTGAAGAAGTATTACGACTACGGAACGTATACGCAGACGGGTGCCGTGGATGACCGGCATTCGGGACTGAGGGGCAAGCTGACCCTGACGAAGTATCTGGCTGATGAGGAACTGGAGAAGTATGCCGCCCGTTATCCGGAACTGACCATCAAGCAGCCGCCCTATACGATGATTGAGTTTGACGACAGTGTGGCCGACGATGCCAATGTTTCAAATCTGGACAACAAGACGGGGTACAAATTCGGCAATACGTACAAAATGAGCGGGCATGTGAATGCCATCCTGTCCAAGCGCCACCGCGTATTGGCCAAGGTGACGAAGATGCCTACGAGCCGGAAGGTGGAGATAGCCGGGCAGCAGGTGGAAGTGAACAACCCGGACGGGGAGATGACCTATTTCCCCCTGCATGACGAAAGTTCGAACTTTTATGCCGATGCGGAGGATATGAACGACTGTACGGTGGCGAAGCTGGACGGCAGCGAGGGAGACTGGATGATGTATGAGCCGTTTTACTGGAGCAAAGGCATCAACGATTATTTGAACAACAAGAAGTACGCCTGCTACAGCAGTTATCCGGAGGACGAAATGCCCCCGATTCCGGACGCGACGGTACTGACACTGGATGCCATCAAGGAGACACAGGGCGGCTGGCTGGGTGAACGTAAGATCATGAGCGGCAAGCCCACGCTGATGGAATCCTATACGACGGACAAGGCTTATTCCGTGTGCAAAGTGGACGTGTCGGGTTACAGACGTGTCCGCTTCCCGAGCGTTCCAGGAACAGGGCTTATCGGCAGTGTGTTTGCTGATGCGGAGGGAAACATCCTGAAGAGTATTGTGGTGCCGACCATCGGCTTGAAATTTGAAGCCGGCATGTATCTGATAGCAGACGTTCCGGAACGTGCTACAGCCCTGCATTTCTCCATTCTGAACACGGCAGAGTTTGACTGCGTGGTGCTGAGCAACAGCGACAAGATAGAGGACATGGAACCGGATTGGGTGGCCAATGAGGAACATCTGTGTGCCGTTGTGGGCAGTTCTGTAGTGGGCAGCAAGTTGCGTGCCTGCATAACCGGAGCTTCGACCACGGCAAGCATGACCTGGACGGACTTCCACTATTACAGCCAGCAGCGTGGCATGCAGCAGATAGATGCCCTGATGCACAGCCGCATCGCGAACCTGAGCTATGCAAAGTACGGGCGTAGGGACATGCAGGAACAATGCGGTGCCGGTCAGCATAACAATAACCGGACAACGGGTGGAACGGCCGACCATGGAATGACAGATACCATCGGCTATGACGAAGCGTATGTCATCAACAACAAAATCACGAATTCGCTGATTGACGGCTTGGTGCATCAGTATGCCTGGTATAAGAGCCGGGACGAATACGGACAGGCGACCGTGGTGCAGGTGAACAATATCTGCTGCCTGGGCTACGAGGACATCTACGGCAACAAGTATGACATGATGGACGGCGTGGATCTGCCGAATGACAGCGGCAACCAGGGCAAATGGCGCATTTGGATGCCTGACGGCAGTATCCGTATGGTACAGGGCAAGAAGGACAGCGGTCAGTGGATTACAGGCGTGGCGCACGGCAAGTATATGGACATGGTTCCGGTAGGTAATTTGAACGGATCATCTTCTACCTACTATACGGACATGTACTGGATAAGCACCGCCACAGTCCGTGTGGTCTATCGCGGGTACAACAGTGCGAATGCGAGTGGCGGTGTGTCGAGTG